CGCAAGCAGTTACAAATTGTCTATCTAAAAATTTAATATAATTTAAAGAATCTAAATTTTGGAAAGATGTGCTTTGTGTTTTTATTTCTTTTACCACTCCTGTTGGAATTAAAATATTTTCTGTTTTTTTGTAAGCTTCGTTTACTTTTGCTTCCATGTTACTTAAAGCTGTTTGGTCGTCTGTTTCTACTTCAATCCAATGTATCGGCTTAATATTTCTGTGATAAAGAACTCTTAAATCTTCCAACCCTTCGTTTCTCGCGTAAATTAAATTCTCCAATGCTTCGCCGAAAGGAATGCCGTGAGTTTCGTTTGCTATTCTTTCGAAAGATAAATGAAAAATTTCATCAACGCTGAAAGGTGTTTTATTTTCTCCGTATTCGTAGCCTTTTATAATTCCGTATTCGTCAGTAACTATTGTCATTGCTCCTGAATTTAACGGCTTTAAATTTGTCAATCTTCCCTGCTTGTCTTTAACTTCTTCCGCGAATGAATCCCCGCAAATCATCGCAGTTCTCCAAAGATTTTTTAAAACTAATCTCGGCGAGTCTTTTCCTGCCCCTTTTATTTTATCTAACTTTTCTTTATTTTTCTCGTCTGCTTTTATTCCTCTACCGAAAGTCCACGACGCGAATTTATTAATCATTGCTTTATACTCTGGGAGAACTCTATAAATTCCGTGCCACTTCGTCCAATCAGGAGTATAACGATATTCGTGTCCTATTGAGCCGTCTGTGTCTTTTGAAGTTGCTTTAAAGAAATCGTTCATTTCTGATGGCTTCGATAATGTTTGGCTTCCGTAATCTGTTAAATTTCCGCTTCTATCTGTAGTCATGCAAATTAATGCAGAACTATGTATTTAAATGTTTTTTAAAATATAGTTTTCCATTCATCGCCAATGTTTACCTTAGCAGACGCAACTTCTTTCCATTCATCATCTATATTTATTTTTATAGCATTTACTTCTTTCCATTCATCATCTATATTTATTTTGCAATTTGTTCCTATTCCTATTCCTTCTCCCCATACTTCAAAACAATATTCCGTTTCAAGTATAATCCAAGAAGCTCCTCCATTGCTTGAGATTACTCTCGTTCCCCCTGTGTAATCTGGATATGTTCCAGCATAACCCGACACATATTCGCAGTAAATTCTTGGTGTCGTCCAAACTATCGCATACATTGTTGAAGCTTGTAACTCTACTTCTGGCATTTCTATCGTTCTCCATTCTCTCGTCGCAGACGACCACCCGGAAACATCTATTGTATCTTGACTTATTGGAGATCCTGTTGGTACTCCGCTTGATGTTTCATAAATTCTAAAGTCTACGCTTGAAGTTGTGCCATATCTTCTTGCTAAAATTTTTATTTGTTTTAGAATATAATTTTTATTTTCTCCTGTGTTTCCTACTGTAAATGTTTGCCCCTGCCAGCTTGTCGCGTTGCTATATTCTCCGTTATGTGTTCCTGCATAATAATAATTTTCTATTAATTCTAAAACCATTATTCTGTATACTGAACATAGATTGTCCCGATAGGAAAGCCCGAAGCTGTCGGTGGTGTTTCATCAGTATTATAAAGAACCATTGGAACATAAGCTGTGTCAACTGAAGAATTATCTCCACTTAATATTGTTAAACTTATTTTCTTCCAAGTTTTATCGTCTACGCAAATATATAAAAAATTATCATCAAATCTTATTTCTCCTTTTTCTCCGTCTGCGTTTGTAGGAGTAGATTTTTCAGTTAATAAAATTGTTCTGTCAGAATTAACCATTTTCTATAAAATTTTTTAAATCATCTTTTTTTAATTCATTTATTAATTTTTCAGTTCCCCATCTTAAATAGTCTATCATTGATGTTGCTTCTAATCTTGAAGTAAATCCCGACATATCTGCGTTTATTCCTTCCATTGCTGCAATATTTGAAACAATACGATTTAAAATTTCTTTTAAATCTTCTGATATAGTCGAATAAATATTACTCCAATTTTTCTTAGTTCTTGCGTTTAAAGTACATTCTGCTTGCTTGCATGCATCTCTGGCAAATTCTACTTCTTTTGATTCCGTGCTTGCATTTACTCCAACTTTTCTTAAATATTCATCAAAAGTGCATAATGAAATATCCCATGTGCCCCCGTATAATTCGCATTGTATTGCTGATGCTTCTGTAAAATTTTCATAATCTCCTACTTGGGCTATTTTAATATTTGTTTCCCAAAAAGTAGTCGAACTTCCTAATCCCGCCGTTGAAACATAATCTACCCAAAATATTCCCCCTTCTGGTGAGTATAAAGTTAAATAAAGATATCCTGCTGGCATTGTTCTTGTTCCTTTTAAATCTGATCCCTCTAAAGTTATCCATGTAAAATTTTCTTCTAAATCTGCTATATTTATTTCTGCATACAATCCCCCTATATCTAATCTTATTGTTCCTGTTTCTGCAGCAGTTTTTCTTAATCTTATTCTTATTTTATCAATTACAAAACTACTCTCGGCAACTCCCATGATTATTTGAAATAATGTTGGTCCTGAGCCTGAATAATCTCCTGTGTTTATATTATCCCATGCTGCATTTGCTGTGTTAGAATCCAATTCTCCATAATCTGAATTTATCCAGTCTTCCGCGTTTATTCTTGTGCTATATAGTAAACTTCCCATTTTGATTTTAAATGAACCGAGGATTATCTCCGCGCGGTCCATATCGTCCGTTAGGACATTAAAATATACGTATAAAAGGTTTTAAACTTTTGTCTTCTGAGCCTAACCAGCACCCTCTTATAATTCCTTCAACAATGTGCGAGTTCGAGCCGTAAATTTTTTCATCTTCGTGCTGAATTGAACGCAGAGAATCTTTAACCTCGTCGTCATCTAAAAGAGTTATTTTGTTATTCTCCATTAATGACAACAAATTTAAATACATTTCTTCTTTCAATAACTTTTTATTTTTCTCTCCGTCTTTATCTATTGTCCTCGACGCATTATTTAAAGCGTAGGTTTTTCTTTTCGTTTTTTCTTCTTTCATTAATTCAGAGAAAACACCGAAGCCCGGACCGCCGTCGTCTACGCCTATTTTTTTAAAATTGTAAGTTTCATTTAATTGTAAAATTCTTTTTGTTGTGTCTGTAGTGTAATTTCTTTTTTCTATAATATTTTCTACCTGCAATAAATTACCATTGTCTAATTTGTGGAGAATTTCATAAGTGCAATCGTCCTTTCCAAATCCTGCTACATCAACTCCGATGTAATAAGTTCTATTTCTTAAAACTTCATCTCTTCTTTTTCCTACGCAGATTTTTTTAATTAATTCTTCGTCGAAAACTCTTTTTAATTCGTCTAAGAACTGCCCTAAATATTCCTGCGCGTAAAATAATTTTGATAATGTTTTTTTCGCTTTCTCTAAAAACTCTTTTGAATGTCTCGGCGAATCTTCAGCTGAAATATAGAATTTTTTAAAACTTTCATCTTTTGAGCATTTATAGAAAAACTTCTCGTTGCCTTCTTTGTCTAATTTTCCCGCTGGTGTGCTTCCAATGTCCATACTTCCCTTTGAAACTGAAAGTGTTGGAAGCGCGCTTATAAAATATGCTTCATCCATTCTCGAGCCTTCATCTACCATTAATTTTTTAACCGTGTAGCCACGCGTAGAATCTCCCTCTTCTCCCGCAGCATAACATAAAATAGCGCTTCCGTTTGTAAAAACTAATCTGTGCATTGTCGGCTTATTTTCTTTTCTTTTATCAATGCTTTTAGGATATTTTGCTTCTGCGTAGATTTGCGCCTTTGAAAGCATTAATTGAGCTTGTCTTTCTGTTAAAGATGAAATTAAAACTATTTCGCCCTCTGAGAAGTGTTTAACGCAGAGTTCTACCGCTTTTATTGACATCGCCGTAGTTTTACCGCATTGTCTCCCCGAAAGAATAAAACAGCTTTCGTTCGCTGGCGCTGAGATGTATTCTTTCTGCCAGTCGTCGAGAGTCAGCCACGGGCGGTTTAAATCATAATTCACTATTTCCACAAAGTCCGCACTCCCACAATCCAGTTAAAATATTAAAAATCATTAATGCCCCGCAGTTTTCGCAATATCTATGCTCCATTAAAAATCTCCTTTAAATCTTCTTCGCTTATCGCGCCCGCGTCGTTTGGAAGAACTTTTAACATTGATTTAATTTCTTCAATTTTATTTAAATCTCTATCCATAACATCCCCTCACTTTCTATAATATTTTTTTGCAGTTTTACATTTTCTAAGCAGTTTTCAATAAATTTTCTCGTTACTGGAAATCCTAATCTATCAAATTCTTTAAATAATATTTCTTTATCGCAGTCTTTCCCTGCCTTTGAGCATGCCTTTACTGAGTTAAAAATAGTTTCTTCAACTTGCTTTTTTCTTAATTCTAAATTCTCTGCTCCGTCAATTAATGTTCTTTC